TACGCTGTTAATTAATGTTTCTAAATTAGAAATTACTGTTTCTATTGACTGTCCTGTCTGCTGTGCAGTTGCATCTATATCGACAACCATCTGATGTTCATATGCAGTAGTAGGAGATACGTATCCCTCGACTACAATATCTCGTAATTTGGGTGTATCAGTATTTGTATTGCCACGATTGATATTTAATCTGAGTGCCATATTTTTAGCTGATACTCCTGCACCTGACGCAAACGGAAGTTTAGATGTGGCAGATGTAATATCGCCTAGGTCAGTTGTCAGCGCTGCATTATCTAAACCATAGTCAACATTGATATATTCTTTATCGGATCCCGTAGAAGAATCTAAGTCATCTGCAATGACATGAGCATTTAAGAAGTTCTTATTTTCCTGTGGGATACCTAAATCAAAGAATGGTAAATCTATGGTTCCTGATTGTCCTGCGCTATGGTCTTCTCTTTTTAGTGCTACTCCACTTGCAGGGTTAGTTAATGGATATTCAATATAATGTGATGTAGATGTACTAGTTCCTGTAGAAATATTGTAATGAAGTAAAGGTGTACCTATACCGCCATCGTCTGCACTAGATATATCCATCCATTGTATTTCTCTATCAGCTGTAGAACTTCTTGCTATATGATGCCAACCTCTGCCGTTCCAACACAAAATGCGACCATTGCGACTTGCAGCTCCACCACCTACTGATGCAAATAAAAAATCACCTGCCGAAACTAATTTTTTAAAACTACCTAATAAATCTGATGGAACACCATCTCCGTAATCCAATCCAAATCCGGCTTCTAAAGTTTTTGTGTTATTTGTATTTGTAAGTCTCCTCATACCTGCAGCAGTATTAGTGTCTGCTCCAACCGGGTACCATAAGGCTCCTTGATGAACAATCATGTCCCGACAATTGTCAGCAGAACCTGACATCTTATCTACATGTTCAATTGTCCAGTTTGTTGGTGCCGTATCACATTCATAAAGTCCGGTTTCAGTTCCTATATATAACTTCTGTTCCCCATCAGTACCTGTCATTACGGCAAGTCCCTTAATTCCGGAAGTAGAATATATATTTACGGCTGCTCCGGCTGCGTCATTTTCTATAGTCCAGTTATCGCCATCATCTGTTGACCTAAAAAATACAATTTTAGAATTTGTTTCATCCCATATAGCAGCAATTAATTCACCGCCAATTTCCGCTAGTTTGCCTGCGTCAATACTTTCTCCGGCTGTAACAGAGTTAAGTAATACATGAGAACCTAATTGTCCTGTAGAAGATGCTGTCCATGTAGCACCATCTGTTGAAACACTTACATGAAACTCATCATTAGCTAGAAAAAGTGCAACTAAATTAGGGCCGCTAACAGCTAAATCTAGTGGCATTAATCCACCTTTAAATCTCATAGTTTGAACAGCGTGAGCAAATGAAGTTGAAGAAAATGTTTGAACTTGTGTTAATGAAGTATCAGGCGAATAATTTCTTGTGACTCTTGCTTGCCCTGTAGTAGTGGAATTTATAGATGTTCCACCTGTGCCTGCAGCAGGAGCTGTACCTGATGCTTCTATAAATGCCATATCAAACCCAACGTCACCTATTGTTACTGTAATTGCAGAGGTATTTGTTGAGGTTGCATTACTATCGCTATTAGATGTTCCACCTGAAACAGCACTAGATACATTGTTTAAAGCAACTACAATTGCAGTTCCTCTACCACCACTCATATCTCCAGAAAAAGTTGCTACAGCACTAGCAGTTCCAACAGCAGGGTTTGCTATACCAAACACAGTAACAATGTTATCGTCAGTTCCATCAGTACCTGCTGTACGTAATTTACTCATAGCAGAACCGCCAAAAGTAGCACTATCAGTAGTTCTGTGGCTACTAGTTTTACGAGTTCCTACAAACAAAAGAACATATCTGTCTTCTCCTGCGGTAGCTACATCAACAGAAACTGAAGTTCCTGATGTAACACTAGCATTAGCTGACCCTGTTACATAACCACCATGTGAATGTAAGTTATCAACTTCGCCTGCTTCTTCCCATTGTGGGTCATCGTCACTATCAAACTTAGCACATGAGATTTCATGTCCAGTTGTATCTTCAAATAACGCAAACAACGTACTTTTAAATTCTGCTGATGCCCTTATTCTTTCAAGACCTGTATGGCTTGCAGTTGTTGATAGTAATGGTAGGTATATAGTTTCAAACCTTGTCTCAGATGTAGAGTTCCAAAACCTTTTATATTCTTCC